ACTCCACCGACTTCGCTACTGCTGACAACCTGAGTGCAACTCCTGCACTTAAGGTGCAGAGTGCTTCTGGTGATTTCTTCGTTGATGAAGAGATTTCTCAGACCTACACTGATGGCAATGGTCAGTCAGTTACTGCTAAGGCAACTGTGGTCTCCTGGAAGGGTACTGTGGATGGTGTTACTTACAACATCCTCAAGTATTTCCAATCTCCTGATCGCCACACCCACAACGGTGTTGTCTATCCGTTCAGCAATGGTTCTGATACGGTTTCTGGTGGAACTTCGCTTTCTACTGCTACGGTAAATAGTACATATAATACTCCTGGTGGTCAGACTGACGGCGGTGTCATTTTTGCTTCTGGTCTCGCTAATCCCGAAATCGAAGGCAACTCTGGTGACATCATTTACATCGAGAACCGTCGTGCAATTTCTCGTGCTTCTGACCAGATTGAGGACATTAAGCTCGTTGTCGAGTTCTAATTCATAACAGAGACCTAAGAGATGCCGCAAAATACTAACCTGAATAGATCCCCGTATTTCGACGACTTTGATGCGGGGAAAAACTTCTATAGGATTCTGTTCAGACCTGGATACTCGATCCAAGCGAGAGAGTTGACCCAACTGCAGTCTATGCTGCAGGACCAAGTGGAACAGGTCGGTAACAGTATGTTTAAACAGGGTCAGATGGTGATCCCTGGTGAAGTTTCATATTCGGATACATACGAATACGTTAAGTTAAGCAGCGTCTCTCAGGTTGCGCAAAATATCGACGGCGAAGTTAATTTCGTTAAGTATGATATTTCGCAACTAGTCGGTAAGATTCTCATCGGTCAAACATCTGGTGTCAAGGCATTCGTAGATAACCATTCTTACGAAACTACCACTGACGCCGATAGTATTTTTGTTAAGTATATCAGTTCAGGTTCTGATAATACCGATACTAGATTCCGACAAGGTGAATCTCTTAAATTAGAATCACCAACAACAGATAACGATCCTACTTTAGTTGTTGGTACTGATGGAATCAAACCCGCAGATACTCCTGCAATGGGTTATGGTTCTGCAGTTAATGTCCAGAAAGGCATTTACTTTATTAATGGTCACTTTGTGCAGAATGATGAGCAGACACTCATTCTGTCCAAGTATACAACCAATTCTTCTTTTAAAGTTGGTTGGACTATCACTGAGACAGTAGTAACTCCTGAGGATGATGAATCTCTCAAGGACAACGCTCAGGGTTACTCTAACTATTCTGCTCCTGGTGCACACCGTCTGAGAATCAGACTTGTACTAGAGAAATTCGATATTAATACACCTTCCAATAAGAACTTTGTTCAGTTGGTGTATCTGGAGCAAGGTAAAATCCAGAGACAAATTAAACAGACTCCTCCGAGTCAGATCGAAGAAATCCTTGCTCGTAGAACATATGATGAGTCTGGCGACTATATTGTCAGAAACTTTATTGCTGATCTTAAGGACTATTACAAGGAAGATGGTTCTGGTTTCTACCAAACAGGCGAAGATGGTTTGGTAAACGGTCATAGCACAATCGAGGCTCTTGACAAGATGGTGTTGGGCATCGGTCCTGGAAAGGCATATGTCCGTGGTTATGAGGTAGAGAATACTGAAACTAAGTATCTCCCTCTTGACAGAGCAAAAGATACTCAAAACAGAGATAACACTAGATTGTATTCCACCCCGCTGCCTACAGTGGGTATTCGTGCTGTACAAAGTAGCGTTCCTATTAGTGCCACTTCTGACGGTGAATCAACACCGTTCAAAAAGGTTGACCTTTATAGAAAGTTTATTGATTCTTATCTCGGTACAAACGGGACTAAGAATAGCATTGACTCTAGAACCTTTGCAGCTAGTGACCTGAGAGGTACTGTCTACAATAACGACAGTGCCACTATGACTGTCTGGGTGTATCCTGGCGTTGATCCTGTTAATGGCAATCCTATCGATCTTGTCGCTAACACCACAGATATTGTTTATACTCCGTTAAAAACTGGTGCTAGTGCACCTCTGTACCACTACAACGGAACATCATACGACGAAGTTCAGTGTATTGCAGCAAGATTTAACCTGCAACTGAAGAAAGATGACGGCACCTCAGAAGTGCCTTGGATTAGCGATACCGCTAGTGGCGGTATGTATGAGTCTGGTTCGGAGCACGTCGTGCACGAATTGGTCCTGAGAGGTCCCATCCGTGCCCTCTACAGCATCCATAACTCATACCAGAGTCACGGTCCCGCTAAGTTAGGTGGCGCTGGTGCAGGGTCTACTGACGGCATCTCACTGTATGGTAACAATAGTGGTAGCACCTTCTACGGTGTGATCCTGGATTATACCGAACCAGTGCATCCGATTATTGGTCGTGCTATTGCAAGAGACTTTAAGTTTGCAAAGCAACCCACTGGATTTGATAAAACAAAGAATGTGTTTGCTAGTCCTTCAGTTCAGGACAGCACATTTACGTTCTCCTATACCAACCCGATTCTGTTTACCAGAATTAAACTGACTGGTCTTCACGCTTTTGAGACTGGATCCAACATCAAGGGTTCGATTTCTGGTGCTACTGGTGTTATCGAAGGTGGTCTTTCTGTTGGACAGAATGATCCTCAGAATGCATCTCTGTCTCACGGTAATGTTATTACTGTGTCTAGTATCATCGGTGAGTTTATTGAGGGTGAAGAAATCTTCGATATGGATGACAGCGGCAAGTCTGCAGTGATTGCAACTTCTGGTCGTATTAGTCATTTTACTGTTCCTTATGGTGGCGAGAACTATTCGGAACTTTGCGAATTGAAGATTGGAGCTCGTCAGTATCTTTCTAACTACATCACTGTTACCAGAGAGACTATTCTCGATGGCGTTAATGGTCAATCAGATTATATCCACGCAGTTAGATTTACAGAACTAGGTAGAAGAGATATTCTCGATACCTTCACACTTCCTCCGACTTGTGAAGTTGTTGATACTGGTGGTGTTCATAGTGCAAGTGATCCGAATGCATATGTGAAGGCAGTTCTTTATACTGATGTCATTCAGACTTTTGGTACCGAAGACTTCCGTTCTATCGGTATGCAGCACGGTGCTTCTAGTAAGTTCTTTACTGGCGACATCCAATATGCAGAAACTGAATATACTGATTTTAAAACTATCAGTAATAACCTCCAGTATTCTGGTGTTGCTGATTGCGACTTCATTGAAGCAACAAACTACACCGCACGTCCTGCAGATGATCTGAAGGTTGATGATCTGATTCAGGTCACTGTTGATGGTAATACTTTTAGATATGAAGTTGCTAATGCTTGCAATGCTTCTACCGATAGAGTCGGTAGAATTTATCTGAAGCAACGTCTTCTGGTTGGATTCTCTTCTAACACTATTACTAGAATTAGAGCAAAGATTGCAAATGCTGGTAAGTCTAGTCTGATCCTTCCTCTTCCCAACAGTAAGGTTGCCTCTATTCTTACTGATGACACCAACACTGGCATTACATACTATTCAAGAAGACAGTTTATCGAATCTGTCAGTATTGACGGTACTACAAATGAAATTTCAGTTGCTGCACAGTTAGATTTCGGTCAGCAGCAGTTTGCTCCGTTTAGTCAATCAGATTTCACCATTGAGGTGTATAACGTTGGTGCTACTACCACAAGATATGGTAGTGCTACAGGAGATGTTGTCCGTGATGGCGACATTCTCTATATTGATAGTTCGATGGTGGAGATCACCAGTGGTAGCAGCACTAACAATGCTGGTTCTCTTAGCATTAAACTTCCAGCTGGTTATTTCTATCAAGCAGGTACTTTAAACCTCGCTGATATGAAGTTGAAGATTACTTGTACTATCGAGACTTCTAAGGCAAAACCAAAACTCAAAACAGTCGAAGCAAATAAGAGAATTTCTATTGCATCCGACCTTGACAACGAAATCATTCCTCTGAGAGGTGATGACTACGATAATCCTACTGGTCAGGTTAAGTCTTTCTCTGACGTTTTCCGACTCCGTTATGTTTATGAAGGCACCCCTGGTGTTGCTCCTACTGTAAATGAGGCGGGAGAGATTCTTGGAGATTCTGGTACAGATATCACCGATTATTTCCTCTTTGATGATGGACAGAGAGATTCTTTGTATGACACCTCTGCTCTTGTTAGAAAGCCTGGTTTTAGAACTCCTTCGGGTACTCTGGTTATCGGATTTGATTACTTCAAGCACTCTGAAGGTGACTTCTTTGCCGCAGATTCTTATCTGCACGAGAATGGTGTCAACTATGAAGAGATTCCTACCTTTACTTCTAATGTGTATGGTAAGAAGTCTCTGACAGATGTTATCGACTTCCGTCCTCTGGTTGGTACCTCGGCACAGATCCCTGGTTACCTGAACGCCAGTGTGATGGATGCTAACTCTAATGTGTCTGAGGTGTTTACTACTGGTGGTGTTACTGCAGCACTTCCTGCCGACACAGAGTCTTCGCCATCTATTCCTTACACCTTCTCTTCTTACTATGAGTACTATGTTGACAGAATTGATACTGTTTACCTGAAGAAAGACGGTAACTTCATTGTCAAGAAAGGTGCTGGATCTAACGATCCTCAGTCTGCACAGACTATCGACGAAGCAATTAAGGTCTTCAAGATCTATGTTCCTGCTTTTACTGATAACCTCAGAAAAGTTAAAGTCTTCCCTGTAGAGAACAAGCGTTTCACAATGCGCGATATCTCTAAACTGGAGAAGCGTGTTGAGCGTGTTGAAAGATACACGATGCTTTCTATCCTTGAGCAATCTGCAATGAACACGCAGATTAGGGATGCCAGCACTGGTCTTGATAAGTTTAAGTCTGGTTTTGCTGTAGATAACTTCGAGAACTATGTTCTCTCCAACATCAACAGTGTTGACTATAAGTGTGCTCTCGACCTGACTCGTGGATCTATGCGTCCTGAGTCTAAAGAGACTACAGTTCAACTGGAAGAAAAAGATCCTACTCCTACTACCAGATTGCTGTCAAACTATGTGGTTAATAACCATATGGTTACACTTCCTTTCACCGAGGCAGTTCTTGCACAGAATACCTTTGCTACAGAAACTGTTTCTGTCAATCCATTCTTGATCTTTGGATATAAAGGAACAGCAGAATTAACACCTAATACAGATACTTGGTTTGATGAGAATGTTCTGCCCGCTCTGAACAATAATGATAACCAGACTTTAGATCCTCTGGAAATCTACGAAGATGGTGACACTGCTTTGTCCCAAATTCATAACGTTACTGGTGTGTATATTACTGGTAATGATTCTGAGTTCAGTAACGTTGCTTCTCTGAGTTCTGACGCACCTCAGAATTCTGAGGCAGAAGTTGTCAGTTCTAAGATCACAAGTTCTTCTAACATTGCTGCACAAAACAGCGAAATTCCTCTGCAGCAATCTAGTACAACTATTGGCGAGAAAACAATCGGCACATCATTGACTCTTTATATTAGAGAGCAATATGTCGAGTTCCATCTGAGAAAGATGAAACCCAACACGAGATTGTATCCTTTCTTGGATAACATCTCTATTTCGGATTATGTTGTTCCTGATCGCAACTACTCAGGACAACCTGGATCTTCTCTCCGTTTCTGGGGTAGTGAGATTGTCACAGATGATGGTGGTAATGCTTCTGGTGTCATCTTGATTCCTTCAGGTAGAAAACCAACTGCAGGAACACAATTTGAAACTGATCTGGAGGATATCACGTGGTCTGCTGATGCTGGTCTGAGATTCCCTGTTGGTACTAAGAAGATTAAGTTCACAAGCAGCTCTGCCAATGCTGCTCACCCTGAAACCTTCGCAAACGTTACTTTCTTTGCAACTGGTGTCAAGGAACCTGCTCCTAATGACATCATCTCTGTTGAAAGCGTTATCGACGAAGATAAGGTTGACGGTACACAGTATACCGAGAACATTCTCAACCCAGAAGTTTCTGTGGTTGACCCCTTAGCACAAACTTTCCGTGTTGAGAGTTTTGAGGGTGGCGTGTTTGCAACCTCTGTCAATCTTTACTTCTCTTCTAAGGACAATACACTGCCAGTCTCCGTCAAGTTGACTGATACAATTGCTGGCAGACCTAGCAAGAATGTGATTCCTGGAT